AGCTGGAGTTACGACACACACTGTATCCGCGCCCTTCACCTTGACGTACGAGAGACCAAAAGTCTTGCGTGCGCTTGGTAATGTTGGCGCGAATGGTGTTTATACGAATGTCCCACGTAACGTACATAAGTTTCGTGGTCGCAAAGGTGTTACTGTTGCTGCTAACCAAGCAGCGCAGATCGCACTCTGCGAAGTCGTAATGTCGATCCCCGCAGGCGCTGAAACATACGATGCCGCAAATGTCCGCGCATTAATTGCCGCTGTCATTGGCTCGTTGTCTCAGATTTCCGCCGGCATTGGGGATACTCTGGTAACCGGGACGATGTAATGTCCCTGTGCGGCGTATGCCGTACGTTACCTTTCGAGGGTTATTATGACCTCCTTCAGCTTGATAGGTGAACCAATATGGGCCGTAGTCCTGTTGCTCTTTATCACCATTTCCTTAGCGATATCGAAAGATATGCCAAGGGTTCACAGAGAGATCTTGGTCGGCTTGTCGGTCCTGCTGCTTCTGTTTTTACATCTACAGATAGCGTAAGTGCAGCGATCAACTCGCTCTCCGCGTCTCTCTTAAAGAAGCTCCCACCTCCGCAACGTAGTGATACGTCAGCAGAGCTTAAGGCGCTTGCTATCAGCAAGTTCCTCGAATGCAACGCTAAATGCGCTGAGTGGGCGCCAACTGATGATCCCATGTGTGCCTACGTCCTCGATTTTATGAGGCTGCAGGCGTATAGGGAGCTTGGACACCTTGACTGGGCCGAATGCTTAACAAGCATGACGTCCGGTCCAGGTGCTTCAGTTGGGTCTCAAGGCCGTAACTCTTTCCTTGAGAAATTCTTTTTAAATGAACTAACCGCTACGGATACATCTCTTTACAGAGAGTATCTGCGCTTTATGCGCCAGCGTGACACGTGGTACAACGCCGAGAAGTATCGGCGATTGCGCTATGAGTCTCCTGTTAAAGTGGTTGATGGGTCTGTTCTTTCAACTGTTCCTAAGAACTACAGTATAGATAGAACAATCTGTACTGAACCGTCTCTTAATATGGCCTTTCAGCTCGCGCTCGGCAATCAATTTAACCGAGTATTAAAACGATTCTACGGCTACGACGAGGCTTTACAGCCAGATCGGAACCGTGAACTCGCGCGAATTGGCTCTATTAGTGGCAATACTGCTACCATCGATCTATCTTCTGCTTCGGACACTATCTCGCTAAAGTTGTGCGAATATGTGCTCCCGGCTAACTGGTTCGCGGCGATCCTTGACTGCCGCTCACCCGTAACGATGATCGATGGCGTCCCGACTAAACTGGAAATGGTTAGTAGCATGGGGAATGGTTTTACGTTCCCTTTGCAAACCTACCTGTTTTCGCTTGCCATTAAATCGTTAGCTCATCTCCTCGAGATCCCTTGGGATCTTTATGGTAGCGATGCGACACGATATGGCGTCTTTGGCGATGACATTATTTGTCCAGTTGTACTCTACGAACCGTTGTGCAAGCTTCTCCGGGCCCTCGGCTTTACGCCGAACCCTGAGAAATCCTTCTGCGATGGTCCTTTTAGAGAGTCTTGCGGGGCTGATTGGTGGCAAGGTGTAAATATCCGCGGCGTATATATCAAGTCGCTGGGAAGCGATCCTGATCTGTACAGCGCCGTCAATCGCTTAATGCGATGGTCGGCGACACACGGAGTGCCCTTGCCAGAAACTATCAGCTTTCTGCTACCACAGAGATGGCGCTCGCATAGCGTACCCTATGATGAACCTGATGACAGTGGGGTGAAATCTTTACCCCCTAGGCTATCGCGCGGTGGCTTCCTTTACAGGAAGTTCACGGTCGTGCGACGGCTTCAACAGATCTATTGTAGGGATGCCCTTCGACCAGCCTTCGATAACCCTTTTGGGGTTGTCTTGGCTGCATCGATTGGAGCGCTTAGTTCAGTTGGGCTTTCACGTAGGCATCGTGAAGTCCAGTATCGCATAGTTTCCCTGCGGACTCCAAGTTGGGGCCTGCATAGACTTATAGCGATGGACGGTTCGGCCATTTCATTTGGCCGATGGGAG